GTACCAGCCGCACCAATCCAAACGCCGAGTGATCGGGTCAGGTTGGCGAGAGGGGGCGCCTCTGCTTGCGAGTCTTGGCTCGATTGTAGCCAAGTCGATTCAATGTCACGTTTCAGCTCCTCGATCTTTTTACGAACCGAGTTAGCCATTTCTTGTTTTTTCCCGAGTCCTGCTACGTCGGAAATATTCTCCGCGAAATCGGAGACCATTGCGGTTCGACGGACCTTCTGCATACGTCCGTTTAGTTTCGCCCGGAAGCGAGCCGCGTTTTCGAATTGTGTTACGTCCTGGCTGTCTAACACGCCGCCCAGGTTCGGATTCTCGTAAGCATCCGCTTGCCATGAAAACAGCATGTTGTGAGCATCAGGCCCTTTCGGTACTTGAGACACGAAAGGCGTGGTACGCATGTCCACGATGGAAATCAAGTCGGCTAGGTCTTCCCTCACGCCCACTTGGTTCCTAAATAATAGTCCTGGCATAAAGCCAATCCCTTCCCTGTTAAAATTTCAGCCCATCGAAGACTTTGTCCGCGATGTACTGCTCTATTTCCGCTCTGGAAGCGCCGTGTTTGGGAAGGTTAACTTCTTTGGATGAAACTTTTGAGGTTGTACTAGATCCAGGACCTGGTTTAGGTGAGCTAGGTGCCGCTTTAGGTGCAGGCTTTGCCGCCTTGGACTTGTTCTGCTGCGCCATCAGCATTTGTTCCCCGTACAAAGCGCATCCGATGACGTACTTGTAAGAGGGAATTGCCTTAATCCCTGGAACCATTCTTTCCCATTGCTGGGCTATTTGATTCCATTGATGGTTAGAATTGAACAAATCCGGGAACAATTTCTTCGCATTGGCAGTGTTAACTTCCTCTGCTTTAATCCATTGCTCTCTAGCCGGCGCATCCTTGCGAAGAAGCTTATCCGTTGTGGATAACATTTTCCTCGCTTCTTTAGCGTCTATGAAGTGCTCTGTTCCGTCTGCTAACTTGATCGTGCCACCGTCTGGGTTTTCAAATGCCCACTCTCTGGCTCGTTCAGCTATATCGATTTTCTCCTTTAGCTGATCCAATGACATTACATCTGACAGCGGATCCTCTTGGGAGGGAACAGGGACATACTCCTTTTTGGACTCGGAAAGCTTAGCCTCTAGTTCAGCTATCTTTTCGTCAGCACTCTTTTTTTGAGCTACTAACTTATTGATTCGCTTCTGTACATTATCTACAGGCTCTTCTTTCTTTTCCTCTTCCTTGACCTCTGGCTCTGGTTCTTCGCCTTCCTCTTTAGTCTCTTCCTGAGAAATAACCTCTTCCTCAACCGCTTCGCCTTCCTTGGCGGGTTGACCTTCGACGCTATCTTGCACCTCTTCTGTTTCCGTAGCGGGCTTCTCGGGTTCTCCGAATTGCTCGTTAAGTGCCGGAATCTGATTGATCAGATCTAGAATGCTGCCAGTGCTACCGTCTGACGCTGGCGCATCACTTCCTTGTGGTTCTGCCATGGATTTTCCCTTCCAAGTGGGGCGTATTTACCAGAGCGTAAAGTGCCCAGTCCCTATTTAAAAATTTAACCTATATTAACAATCAATGCGATTAAAGCAAATAAAATTATTTAATCTTTTTTGAATTCCCTTGTCTTTGCCAGCTCATCAAGGAAATGCTGTAGATAGTGAATGCCACCGGCCAGGTTTGCTATAACTCCGGGCTCCTTGGCCGAAATCGGCCCTAGCTGAGACTGCAAGTAATATATCTGGTCCGAAAAGGCGTATACCAGCGCATCCCATTGTCTTTGAGGCATTTCGTGGATGGCCTCTTGCAATTCAAGTTCAGTGAATTCTTTCTGATATACTTTCCTTTTATTGAACATGCTATAATCCTTGGATTGGAGATGTGCCGACTCTACCAATGTTCGCGTTCTGTTGTTGCTGGATTTGGAATGTCAGGAACTTTATTCGGTTCTGCAGAAGCTTCTGCTTATCGGGATCCGAAGAAATCTCACGTTGTAGGCTAGGGGATGTCTGCAATGTGTTCTGGATTACCTGTAATCTTAGCTGATAATTCTGGCCCTGAGGGATCATTGGAGGCTCAATTCCGCTGGCTATTTGGGCGAGGTTGTTCTTCTCGTCTTCAATCTCTTGCTGAGTGACTTGTCCACTCGGCTTGATGGCCTCTCGCGCCAGTGTGGGGTCGATTGCCGTAGTAGCGTACCTGGTTAAGTATGCCCTATCTAGGTTTCCAGCCGTATCATTCGGGGCAACCAGGGTCATAATTGCCTCAAGCTTAGACTTCAGATATTCCATGTTCAGGTCACGGACATCGAAGGCCATGCTAAGGTCGAATTCTCCCTGAATAGCCTCTCTTCCGGCGTGAATGGACAGTCCGAGCTGTTTTGTGATCTTGGCGAATGTGTCATCGTCCAGATATTGCTGCAGTAGCTGGTAAATCTGTGTCCCGACTTCTTTTACTCCCACGAAAGACTTGTCCACCATCCTCTGCTGCCGCATGATGATCTTGTTGGGGTCTAGTTGGTCGTTGTATTGACCCAAGTAGCTCTTTGTATCCAGGATCAAGGATTTCTCGATTTCCAGGGTGGTGTTGTCCATGGGGGGCGGCTCTAGCCATCCCACGTCGCCACTAGGCCCCACCGGAATCTGTGTCGCTGGCCCCATCTGAACCTGCATCCGGCCCCTGCCGAGGGGAACCTTTAACGGGGGAAGGGTCCCAATGGACGTTCGGTCTACTCGGGAATCTCTCTGAACTTTAATCTCGTTCTGGATATGCCCCATAAGCTCGGGGATTCCGCGAGACTCCAATAATGATCTTGTAAGCCTTTCTCTAGGGAATTCTACGAACGGGAATTTACCATGATCATATGCGAATATTTCCCGCTTACCGTAGCCCTCGTTATTCTCAGACTTGGTAATAGTCGGATGAAAAACAGTCTCGTACATCCGGCGTTTGCCTGCCTCATCCACTTCCTTGGAATAGGCGTAGAAAACCTCTATCATTCCATAAACGTCATCGATAAAGACGTTCTGGGTGATTCGGGTTCTCCAGGTATTGTAGTAGGTAGTGGCAAGAACGCTGTGGCCCTTAGTCTCGATCAGCTTCTCAGTAAAATCATCATCCCATTTTTCCAGCCTTGCACGGTCCCTAACCTCTGGAATGGAAAGGATGTCTCTGCGAACTACCCATCTAGCCTCCTGAATGGCATAAGTGTTTATCGGGAAGAAGATATCTTCCAGGATCCTAAGAGGCATGATTGTGGGCCTATTGGTCCTGAGGTATTCCCGTTCGTATTCGAAGAATCCCTTACGGCGAAGATCATTGACGGATTTCTTGGTCTTCTCGCCCGGAAAATAGACTTGGAAAATTGCGTCTAAGACTTTCCAATCCTCGTCCGTGGGTTCTTCTTGCCCCATGACCTTGGATAGGATGTCCTGTAGATTCTGGTCCTGCTGGGCAACCATTAGAACGTCCTGCATGGTTACAGTGACTGTCTCTAGGTCGGTTTCCCTTCGCCAATATACGGCCATGCAAGCCGCTCCGTAGGTATTCGCCCATTGAAACAGCATCTCCCATGATCGATCCCACTCTTCGTTCATCTTGTTATTGATCATCCAATCAAGAATTTTTGTGTGCAGGGTGGCCTCTGGTAGCTCGGAAGAATCCCCCAGGGGGGTGACTTGCATGCTTGAACGCTTTAGAGCGTTCATTACAATGTCTACATTCTCGTTGACGCAGTCATCGACGAACCTGACGCGAGTATCAGCGCAGCCCTCCCACGGGAACGGGGCGTGTCCTATATCTGCCGTGTGCTTTCTGCCGTCGTCGTTCTGTCCGTCCCACACGCAATATCTAACCTCGTCCGCCCGGACTCTGGTATACAGATAAGCCGCCGCGTGAGTCAGCGCTGTTGAAAACTCTTCTTGAAATTTAGGAAGATCGAATTCTTCGGTGTTACCTGTGCTGTATTCCATTCCCTGGTTTCCCTATGTCGTTCGCGTACCCCTGCAGGAATATGCGTTCGATGTCTTCAGTCCTGAATAGCTTCGCCCCGTCCTTCTTAAGCAACTTATAAGGGACTAACCCCTCCCTTACGCATAAGTCGAATTGCAATGGATGAATTCCTAGCCATTTGCATATATGTCTGCGCCTGATTAGCGCAGTCTTTGGCCGTTCTCCTTGTTCCTGCAATATTGGCATGAAAATGTATTACTTTAGGTTAAATATTTTAAAAAGAAAGCAGAAAATTGACTAATAACACTTAAATGGCGACTCAAGTTCGTCTTTTGAGTCTTCTACGTGTCCTAATTTTGCAAGAACAGCGTACCGAATTACGTCAATCGGATCCTTTGTGGCTCCTGTTTTCCCGTCTGCGCCCGTCCATTCCTTCATTGCGAAGATCATATTTTGGCAATCCTCGCTGAAATAGAGCTTAGGCTCATTGTTAAAGGACATTTCCTTCTTTTCGTCGTAGTCTAGAAGGGAATTAATAAGATCTATGCCTTCTGCAATGCTATCTGTGGGTGCTGCATGAAAATCTAGTCCTATCTCGTAGCATTCCTCGATCAAGGTCGTGGCATACTCTTTACCTTGAGTCCTGGTGTTCCCGTATCTACTATCCATTAACCTAAGAAGGATCTCTTCCTTGTTATCCTTCTCTATCCGGTCGATTTCTTCTTTGTACCGCTTTAATCCCCATCCAAAGCTTTTCTGGGCTGGACCTGGGTATCCATCATGCAATTTCCCGTGCGGTTCAGCCCACACTCCAGGGTCTCCAATCCCTGGGATATATTCCCCGGGCCATTCACGATAGAAAAATAGCCTGTCTCTCGGGTCAACCAATGCCCATCCCATGAACCAGTTTCGCCCCGAACATGGGTCACAAATGAGATATCGAGTCCCTTCGCGGGGGATGTCCGCCGGCTTGACGACATGAATTTTCTCAGAGAATTTCGGGAACCTGGCTACCGCTGCCCTGGTGGGTATCCCGTAAGCTCGACATAGGATCTCTGCCTTGCTGGCTCCTGCTAGAGTCTTCTTTAGGTTTTCGTATCCTCCGAATGGGTTATCCTTGGAGTGGAAGTAGATAATTTTTGCTGACTTCCTTTGCGCCTGTTGCACCCTTGGCACGTCGATACCGATCAGATCCGCCTTGACTCTTTCGATGTCTCTTGCCCCTTGCAGATAACTTTTAACTGTGGGTGTGTATCCTTCAATCGGAGTGAATGTAACAAGGAGAATTCCTCCTCTTGTAACAAGTCGGAACCTGATCGTATCCAGCCAATCTTGTGGAACCAGTTCATCACACCAGACAAAATCAACTTCACCGCCTTCAATAGTCTTAATATCCTGGCTATAATGCCGGAAAAAGCATTGGCTAGAGTTAGGAAAAACGAATGTGCCTTCACTGAATCCATTCTTTT